CTGCTGTCCGCCACCGTCCCCGGCGTGCTGACCGGCGTGGTGCCGGTGTAGTCCTGCCACTGAGAGGCAAGGGTGCTCGGGCTGATCCACATGCCGGGAGACGCGATGCCGTCGGGCCAGAGGGCGAGGGGGGACCAGGCCCCTCCCCTTCCCAACTGGGCAATCGCAATACAAATCTGCGAGAGTCGCATGATCAGTTCAGCGCAACAATGTTCGTCGCAGTCGTGCCGGTGGACAGCACTTTCGTAACTTGCACTGGCAGTATACTTCCTGCCAACACGCCCACAAAAGTCACATTGTTGCCATCTTCTGCCATTGTCACGGCCACGTCCCCGGCGCCTCCAATGTAAAGGCCCCTGGTGGTAGGCAACACGGTCGTGTCACTCTTCGTCACAGCAAACGCGCTGTGGGCTGCAACGGTTGCATCTGCGGTACGGTAAGATCCTGACATGATAAGGTCCTCTGGTTGAAAGTGGGGTTGTTAATGTGCGCGACGTATGCAACCATAATTCGCGCACATAGGCAACACTACTTACGCGCCGGGCGTTCCGTAGATGCCGCGAGGATCGGTACAGCCCACGCTGAAGCGCATGTAACTGGCCGCCTTGGCATTCTTGGTGTCGAAGTCGTTGTCCTGATCGAACATCGGCTCATCGCGCCAGAAGAACGTCATGCCATTCGGGCAGTTGGTCCGGATAAACCACGCATCCGCGTCTTGGAAGTAGTGATTCATCTTGATCCCCTTCGGGAACACGTTCGTCGCCTTCAACACGTTGATGTTGTTGTTGGCAGTCGAGCCGGATTGCAACACCGATTGCAAGATGCGATTGGCATTGTACCAGTTCTGACGCGACACGTGCAGCGACTCAGGCATGATGTTGATCAGCAGGCCGGTGTCGTTCGTGGCACCCATGATCTGGATCGTGAGATCTTCGATCGAGGCTTCCGACAAGTCGGCCGGCGTGTCCAGCACGTTGCTGAAAGTGCCACCAGTTGCGTTGATGTGACTGGCGGAAATCAACGCGGCGCCGTCGCCTGTGGTGAAGTACGTCGTTGAGAAGGCGTTGTTGTAGAGAAAAGCCGCCACATTCTCCACCGTCTGGTTCATAGAGAACGCATTCGCTTCGGCCCGGCGAGTCGCAACTTCCTTGTATTGGTTGTCGCGAAGCTCTTCGAACGTGACAATGAAGCCCAGGGCGTATGCCACGTGAGTGTACGTGGAGACAACGCCTTGCAGCTCTCCATCATACGTCACCGGAGCGCCCTGACCCTTGACGGGCGCCAGGCCGAATGGAGTGACTTGCACACCTTGTTCATACGCTTTGTCGGAGGTTTTGATCTCGTAGAGATCCGTGTACTCCTTCGCGTGTTGGTCGTAGACCTGGCCCCAGGTCGTGAAGACGCCGGGCCACAGAAGTTTCGGGTGCGAACCCGTATTGATGACACCACCAGCCATGACTGATTCTCCTTGTTAGACGCCTGCGGCCCCGGTACCAGTACCGAGCTCGTGGACGTTGATTTTGACGAGGTGCTTGGCATAGGCGCCAAACGCGTTTTCCTGGCGACGGACCAAGCCCATCAGGCGAAGCTGCAGGGTGGCGGTCGTGGCCGGAGTTGCGTCGGTGACGGATGCCAATTGCCAGCCTGACACGAAGCCGTTGCCAGTGCCCACAACAGGTACGGTGTTGAGGCCGATTTCAGTTGCAGCCAGCTGCGTGGTATTGGACTTTTCCTGGATCTCGAACAAGACGTTCGGGTCATCCACGACCATCGCGTACCAGTCTTTCGTCTGGGCCGCGGCTGGGCGGTAGGTAATGTCCACGTTACCGACGTTGCCCATGAAGTTGGGTGAAGTGCCCAGTCCCACGACGACGCCGCGAAGAGCGCCGGTGGCGGCCCCCAAGGCAATGGTCGGAGTGCCGAAAGCATCAGCTGAACCGGCGGAAATAACCGGGTCGCCGATGTAGATTGCAGCTGCCGAGTAGGCTGCCGCGATGCAGTAAATTCGAGCTTGACCACTCCAAGGCGCACCATTCAGGTACGAATGAGGAATGAATCCACTCGGGCGATTTGCGTTTGCCATTGTGAAATCTCCGTTGATTTAAGCGGTTGTCCGCTTGGGTTTGAAAAAGTCAGGAATCGCAGTGCGAGTTTTGTCCACGTAGCGATGCTGGCGATCTGCGCCAGTTTCATGCTCCGCTCCAACCATGCCCCCAAGCAGGGAGTCTCGAATCTGCTTGCTTTTTTCCTCAAGAACCTTGCGGTCTTCTTCCCACCATTCTTGCTTGATTTTCATCAAGACCAATCGGGAGGGTTGCCCATCTTTACCTACCTCTTGTCCGGAGACAATGCTGACACGTGTACCAAGATCGGTGTTGCCCGTGACTGCAGATGTGCCGCCCAGGCTGACGTTATTGATCTTGATCTCGCGCTCGTCCACGAATTCGTAGCCACCGTCCAAAGCTCGCTGAAGACGCGCGGGGTCGTTCAGAAACCAATGAAGATGATAGCCAGGGATCGGGGCTGTTTCCAGCTTCAACACTGGCACACTCATTGGGATGCGGCGGCGCTCGGCTGCCACAGTGCTGGTTGCTGCATTCAGTTTTTCGATTGCCATGTCATGCTCCGTAATATATCTCAGCGTACCGGACGCGCCAGTCTGCCAGGGTTTTGTACTTCTTTCCTTCGCCAACGAAACGCTTGGCGTCTGCGTCACATGCTGCGCGAGCTTCGGCGGGCATGGAAGCGTAGCCTTGACGGCCGCCGCCACTGCCATTGCCATCGGAACTTCCGCGTGCGCCAGCTACCTTGTCGGCAGGTGGAGTAGCCGGAGCGGTGTCTTTGTCCATCTCGTCTTTCACCTTATCGAAGAAGGCTCGACCAGATGCGGTTTCGCCTGCGTCGCGAAGCTCCTGTGCGATGGCCAAGGCCAGAGCAGTTTTGCGCTTGTTGGTGCCAAACCAAGGATTTTCAGCCTGCCACGCGGCCAGCTCAGGCGGCGGCACATAGACGGCAGGCTCGGAAGATGGAGCTACCACGGGAGTTGCCGCCGGCATCTTGGTCAGTTGATCCGTCAACTCCGCCACGCCTTCGTGATCGCCAGCTTCCGACGCGGCGGCAAGTTGCGCTTTCAGTTGCTTCCGCGCATCTTCCACGGCCTTTTGCGTAGCAACGGTGTGGCGCTCTTCCATCTGCTCGATGGCTTTTTGAGCATCCGCGAGGGCCTGGCGTGTCTTGGCTGACTCGCTTTTCAGCGTGTCAAGTTCGGCATGAAGGCGCTTGTTCTGCTCGCGCACGATGGGAAGGACTTCCTCCCCCCGCTTCACGTAAAGATCCGCATCAATAAAACGCTCCGGGTCGCCCTTGAAACGACTAGGAGGAATCCAGCCCATCTTTTCAGCTGCCTGCTGAACTTCCACGGGCGCGTGGCTTTCCACAACTGGAGTGTCGAGTTGGTCAGACATAATCTGGCTCCTCGTGTGTGATGGCGCAGAAGATGTCGCGATCATTGACCAGGCGATACATCTGACCATCCGCCGGCCCCTTGACAAGAGCGCCTGCGAATTGCGTGACCATGACTTTTTCACCCAGACTCGCGCGCGGAGACGGCTCATCATGCCAAGCATTGGGGCCAATGGCCACCACAGTTGCTCGCATGTCCACCATACTCACACGGCCCTGGACAGAATCCGGCAGCACGATACGAGCACCCCGGCGCTCAGGTTCATACTGCTTAATCAGCACGGCCACTCCTCTGGGCTCCAGCCCCGACGGGTTCGACGTCATCCAACTCTCCTAGGTACGAAACATAGTCAAGGTCCATGACGAAGGCGTACCCCTTGCATGTACCGATATTGCCCACGTTTGTCAGCGCCATTGCTTGCGCATCGTAGTCCGTGAAGCTGCCGCCTTCCCAATCCAGCCGCATTTGATTGCGCCGCTTGGCAAGGATTTCCATCACAGCCCGGGTCCCAGGGTGCGACTTCCATTCGTTGAATTCTTCCTCTGTGAGCGCGCGGCTCATGATTGCTCCTTCGCAGGTTTTTGGCGTTCCAGCTCAAGCTTGGCGGCGGAGAGCAGGTGCTCAATTCGCTTGTTCAAGTGATCGTTCTGGGTCTTAACTCGCGAGATCTCTGCATTGATCATCGCTACTTGAGCGTAGGCTGCCTCTGTCTGGGCACTGGCAGCCTCATTCATGGCTTGGGCTTGCAGCTGTGCAATCTTCGCATTGTTGAGGCGCTGCTCTTCTTGCAGTTCCATCGCGAATTGCTGCATTTGCGCCTGTAAGTCCTTGTCTTTCTCAGCCAGACGGCCCTGGATTTTGACCTCTTCAATGACAAGTTTGGGATCTTTCGCCGGCGGCTGGCCTTTGGTGCCCTGAAACACAGCGTCAATGTCGTCAATGCGAAGGGCTTTGAGATACCGACGCTCCACAGCGTCGCGGTTGTAGCCCGGAGAGGTCATGGCGGCTTGTTTCAGCGCCCCTGCCTGCTGCAAGCGCATGGTTTCGCTCGTCACGTTGGGGTCGGCGACCGGAGATACTTGATTATCCCCATAAACATAGTCTTCCAGGGTCACTCCGCCCGGCTGGGGCTGGTCCAGGGGCAGGAAAATACCGTTGAGACGGTAGAGTTTCTGGAATTCTTCCTTGCTTGCGCGCCAAATACGCTTGAAAATGGCCGTGTAGATCTTCTGCCCCATCTCCACCATCGTTTGCATGGAGGAAGCGGGGGTGTTTTGACCTGGATTCTCGCCCACGGAAATGTCGGTAGTGCCACTGACGCGGGAGGTGTAGTTGATCAGCAGGCTCAGCAGCTGGAACAGCACATCGCTCGGGGCGTTGACGGGAAGGGGGAAGATGGACTTACGCAAATCATCGCCAGTGGAATCAACACGCTTCCACTCAAAGGGCGCCATTGTGTAAACGCCGCCCCGAATTTTTGCTCCACGCCCCAAGAAACCACCACCTGTGGTCTGGAGCGTTCCCGAATCCAGCAGCATGTTGACGAGAGAGTTGACGGACTCGTTGAGAGGACCCAGAAATACACCAAAGCCGATATCATATATTCCACCATCAGGGCTTGGAATGAAGGTCTTTTTAGTAAAGTACTCCATTGCATTGATGCGGATGATCTGGCCTTTACGCGCCCCGGAAGGGACGCGCTCGATGTCACTTTCCCGGTCGAATCGAGTGACGATGCGGAGGACTTGACGGGAAGTGTCTTCCAGCGTGATGATATAGGGTTCTGCATAGCCGTCGCCATCAAGGTCCAGATTGCAATGCTGCTCGAGCATCAGCAGAGGCGTTGTGTCATCCGGCATTGGAGTGACAACGCCCTGGCGCTCATCCTGGCGTTGGCGAGCAATGGAAGTTTGCGGAAGGGCGGGGCCTTGGTACCAGGCGGCGTCCAGGCAGTCCACGAAAGTTCCGCGAAGAACATTCTCGTAGACTTCGTTGCGGAACATCGGAACTTTGTGGGTCTTGCGCGGGCACTCTTCGACGGACTTGGCCCAGTAATCCAGCACCAGGTCTTTCGCCAGAACAAGCTCACTCACATTGTGGCGAAGGGCGGAGGAGTAGTACGACTTCTTGAAGTTTGTACCTATGATGCTGAGATTGAGAATCGCCTTGTCCTCTTGTTCTTCCCAGGCCTTGTCTTGGTACAGCAATTGCCATGACATATGGGTGCTGATGCGGTCGGCGCGAGCTTGGCGCTGGCCGTCCGGGTCCGGGCCGAAGACAGCGCACTTGACCAGATCCGTCCCATTCACAATGGCCGGGTATGCGCGAGCGTGGAACTGCATTGCCGCAATCGTGACGAGCGGAAAGGCGACGTTGCTGCATCCCGGCCAAGGGAAGCTCTTGTCTTTTTGAATCTGAAGCGCTAGGTCCATCCCGTTCTCGTTGCGCTTCATCCAGGTGTGGCGAGAGGCCTCATCACGGAGATAGCCAGCGTGACAGACTTCCCCGATCCGCTGAAGATCATTCGGATCGAAAAGCTCACACAAGTTGGGCGAACTGATCGCCGCCTTGTTGAGAGTGATTGGCCGGTCAAGCTTGAGCATGGTTAGTATCCAGTTACAGCCGAGCGGCCATCAACGGTAGATTGAGGCCGGTTCCAGAAACCGCGTTCCATTTCCCAATCTTCCTCCTCGTAGAAATCCTCCGGTTCCACTTGGGCGAAATCGTCGAAACCACGGCTGAGTAAGGCCGCCGAGTCGAACTGATCGTCGAGAGTCGCCTGGGCAGTACCGCTAAAACGCAAGTTCTCTTGCTCAAAATCCGGGTACCAGGAAGCACGCTTGTCAAAACGGCACTGGCCGGCGCGCATACGACGCTGGTAGGAGCGGCCGCGGGTGCCCTTGTCCTTGACGGAAGCCACCGCCTCGATGTTGATGCGAATGTCGCGGACTTGCATTTCGCGATAAATCATCGCCTTGACAGCTTTCCAAATCACGCCATCTTCCACCCAGAAGACTTCCGGATTCCACTTAACCTGGAGGGCGAACATTTCGTCCATCCACTCAGTAGGGTCCCACCGACCTGTACGCTGGTCAATGTAGTGGAGGATATTGTTTACATCCTTGCCGCCGACCGTGAAGGAAGTCCGGTTGGCCTTGTCGGCCTTGGAAACTGCGAAGTCAGATGCGATGCAAATGATCTTCTCGCTCTCGTAATCCCAGTCCTCCATAGGGCGGAAGTCCTCTTTCTTAAGGAAAGCGTCGGAGTGGTCGAGCGGGTTGTTGAGGAACTCTTGAGAGTAACCAGCGGAATCCCCGTCCTCGATAAATTCCTGGCGGCGGGCGCGGAGATGCGCCTCGGTCCAACGCTCCGGCCACAGAAGGTCGGAGAAATCATCGAAGCTGGCATGGGCTGCGTAGAACTGATGCTTCCAGGTGCGGTTCTTGCGCAGGCGCGAGAGGAGAGAATCGTCGTGCAAGATCGTCCCGTGCACACGAATGCGACCGGACTTGCTCAAAGCTTGCTTGGCAGCGCGGAAGAACCAGATGCGGAACTTCCGGCGGCGGTCAGCGTTCTCTACCTGCTCGTCGTCTTCCATGTCGTCGCAGACGAGAAGGTTAGGCCGCTTCCCTTTCCAGAGACGGCCCCGGATGCGCTGCTCAGCTCCACGCGCAAGGATACGGAATTTGTACCCATCTGACATTTCGCAGATCACGTCAGTGTTGGAGGTACGATGGAATCGCTTGACGCCGAACTCGCGACGGAGGTCTTCATTCTCCAGCAACTCTTCTGCAATGTTGCCGAGTTGTTCAGCGGCACCATCCTCGGTCGAGCTGACGAGAATCACATAGTCGCTCTGGCGGAAAAGAACTTCAGCCAAGATGTAAACCATTGTCAAGGCAGAAGATTTTGCGTGATCTCGTGGAGCGATGACCATCGCGGAAGGAACAGGGGAAGCGTAGAGTTCCCACGCGCGGCGATGAAATGCAGGAGTTGGACACAGCTGATCGTACTTGGGGGAAATGAAAGTCCCGCCAAAGCTTTCAATTAAATCTGCAGTCAATTGCACGCCGCTCACGACATAACTCCAATGACTGAAACATACCCCAACAGAGCGTGGCTGTGATAAAGACTCGTTTCGATTTGACACGCTAGCTTATATGTCACGCCGACCACACCACCTGTTAGTTCTTGCGAGACTTTTGCCCCTTCGATGACGGGGCTGCCAGAGAGGATTGCGGAAGGCGCGAGGTCTTCGCCAGAGTAGACATCTGTTGCAACGACCGCCCAAGGAATAGTTTCGCCGGGGCTGAGTTTGCCAGTGAAGTCAAAGACGACTGTTTGGTCCTGGATGGAGATTTTGGCATCGAAGATTACCCGGTACGTCATAAGAGGCCCCCAGCCAACGAGAGCGTTGACAACTGCGAAGATGGCGCTGCAGCGAAGCGCCGGGGGCCAAAAGAACCGCCATTTGGGAGGTAAGGTCCAGATACGGCGGGGACACCTCGGGGGCATCTAGGGAAGAGCTGGGTACGAGTGTCGAAACAGCCAAACAGCCGGTCTGCCAGGAAGGAGGTGCGGGGCCGCCGAGGGGAAAACAACAGCTGGGACAAACGACCGGGGGAGACAGAGTGCCCTGAACAGCCGCCGGGGGTGGGGAAAAGCCCAAACAGCCAAACAGCCGGGGACAAAACAGCCAACAGCCAAACAGCCAAACAGCCGAATACCGGGGAGGCCACTCCCAACCCAACGCGAGCGCTCGCGGTCAGGAGACCTACGCTGCGGCGGCTGAGAGTGGCCAGAGTCATTTCAGCACCCGCCTGCCATCTTGAAGTGCAGCCGCACCGGCTCGGCGGGGGTGGGGACGAAGGCCTCGGCGGTCTTCACCGGGACGAGGTTACGGGCCACGAACTTGCCGCCCTCATCATTGCCCTTCGGCATCGCAGGGGCGCGGACGGGCCGCGGGGACTTTGTAGCCATGATCAAGCTCCTTGCACAACTGTCGCTGAAACATCCACGACCTGCGACCGCACACGCGATTGCAGCTCGATCAACCGATTCGCCAGGGCCGCGAGGTGGTCGCCCTGGGGGGCCGCCGGCTGCACCGCATTCCCGCCAACCCCCATCGCCTTTGCGCCCAACTCCACCGCCTTCAGCACCACGTTGTCGCTGACCTGGGGGGCCTCCAGCTTCTGCTGAAGTCGCGCCAGGCTCAAGAGGGTGATGCCCTTAAACCGCTCCTCCACCGTCGCCGCGAGGGCCGGGTCCACAATCTCCGCCCGCCTGGCGGCCATCGCACTTTGCCAGGCGTCACTCGCCATCACGTTGCTGACCCATCCGACCGAGTAGCCGTAGCGGGCCGCCAGCGCATTCTGCGTCACGCCCGGATTGGCAATGATAAAGTCGATCATGTCCTGATGACTGTACCCGAT